TTTTCTTTTGCGGACTCAGGCATTTTGAAACCTAAAGCACCTCCTCCACCGTCAGTTAGGTTGTATCCTGAGGGAGTCTTGGTACCAAGAATAGCTATGTAAAACGTCTCCACGAAATCCATCTCTTCTTTAGATTCACAAACATGGAGTTGCTCAATGACAAAGTTTTCTCTTCCGTATTTATGCAAAGCCCTTGACATTATAGGGCAACCTGACCCCACCACATTGTGCTTATCCCAGCGTTGCTTCAATTTCTGAACAGTCTGCCCTACGTATTGCTTGTTGTTCTTTTTGTTTGTAACCAAGTATACAATCATGCATTCCTCCACGAAAGGTCGAGAAGGGAGCAGTTCGTGGCTGCTCCCAACTCTTAACACAGGTTTATAAGTCCTGTGATATCTTTATCGTCTCAACTGGCGAGGTTGCTCTCCCCCTTGAAGGGGTGTTTGTGACTTGTTGTGTGCAGCAAGGGCAGCGGGAATTGCCTTAGCCTGAACTTTTTGGTTCAACTGCTCACCCGCGTGCTGAGCAAAATCATTAGGAGTAGCCTTCACTCCCATTTTATCCAGCAACTGTATCGCTACAGGTGTCGGCATCTTGCTCACGTCTGCGCTGATGCTCTCCGAGGGAGGTTTTCCCTGTGGGGGCATGTTAGCGAGAGCGATCTTCTTTGCCATCGCCATGTGCTCCGACCAATGAAGGTGATTGTTCTCATATGCAGCCCTCTGCTCGGGAGTGCCATGTTTGAACTTCTGACCTTCGCTGCTGTTCATCCAATCCAAACACTGTCCGGCCTCAACAGAGTGCAATTCACTCTCATCTTGTGCAACGGGAAGAGTACTAACCATCGGGGGCAGGGTTTTCAGCATCTGTTGTAGCTGCTGCACCATTGCTGCTTCTTGTGGATCAGGTGGCACCATGTTCAGTGCTTTTTGCTGCATTTCCTCAGCAGCCTGTGCTAGTACGGCTTGAATTTTCAGAACCTGAGGATTCGGGGTTGGACCGCTACGTAACAGTACCTCAAATTCCGCTTTTTGCTTGGTAATAGAGGTTGCACCGGGAACCTTGAAAGCCTTCATACGTATGCCGTCCTGAAGGATAGGCAAGTTGGTAGGAGAGAAAATCCATGCCGCCAACGTGGGGTTAGCAGCGCTCTGATCAACCATTTTAATAAGTTTTGCTTCTCTCTGGTTCCAAGACTCTGGGAAGGCAGGATTGGCCTCTGGGAAGCACAGGACATTTCCAGATAAATTGGAGGTGTTTACAGAAATGTGTCCAATATCCTTGAACATCTGAGATATTCTCTTACCCTCTCGACAATCTGCCGCGCAACCTACAGCTTGGCGCGCACATTCTGCGAAGAGGTCTTGAATATTGTTCCACGGACACCCAATACGTTGTAATGCTTGATCCATCTGAATCACTGCATTACCTACCGTGTTTTCACCTGTTGCCGCACCAAATAATGAAGGCAATGCGCCTGTGATTTCTTCAGAAAGTGTTGTGATAAACCATTTGATGAACTCAGCGAGTGATGCCTGCGGTTGGGGTGTAGGCTCGACCATGATGTATTGATCCATCTGGGTAAGCCCGGGTTGCGGTTGAAAACCACCAGTGCTGCCGGGAATATTGGTCTGATTTTTTATAGCCATCAGATCGAACGCTTCTGCGTTCATCCACTTCTTAGGCACAGTGCGTTTGAAGAAATCGTCTTGAAGATCAACCCAATCGTTAATACGTTTCTGGATTGAAATCATGGAAGAGCCGAGCGCTCTTCGGTTCTGGCCTTTTCCACCTAAAGCATGTGAGATAGCTAAGTGGGCATCCATGCTCTCGTTCTTAGAATAGCAATACTCTGCTCCTGCTTTTACTAACAGAGCACCGTTGGGGAATGCCTCGAAAAGCTCAGCCCGTGCTTCATCACTGATCTTTTCAGACATAAACATAGATGGCCTGAACCACGAATGCTTGACAACAGTGTGGTTTTGTAGTGAGTCCCCAGTTACGTATGCCCCAAGAACTGCTTGGCGAGTATTCTCTCTGGCGATCCTGTCCAATTCTACTTCTGATTGGCCATCCGATCCCGGTTTGATCTTGTCCGCGATCCACGGGTATTTTGCCTTCACTATAACCACATCAAGGTCTTCAAACAACTGCACGAATTGTGCGTCCTTTATGTGGTCGATTGCGATGGGCAGTTTGTGGTCCAGTTTTCCGTGTAAAGTGGTTACTTCTCTGCCGCGGGCTTTCTTCGCGGGTTCTACTGGGTTTTCTTCTGTTACCTCGTTCTCAGTCTCTTCGTTCTCAGGCTCAGTTGGGGATTCTAACTGATCAAGAACTTCATCCAAACCTTCTTGGCCTGTGGGTGTGTCATCTGGAGGGTTGAGAATGTCCTCGGGAACAGTAGGAGACTCTTCGTCATCCCCCTCGAAACCATACAACTGTCCATTCAACTCGTAGCGTGTCCATGCAAGAACACGGTCTTCATTCCAAAAAATACGAGCGCACTCAACTAGCATAGCGTGCAGATTATTATTGCGAGACCAAATCTCTTTGAACTTCTCAGCTTCTTCTGCGGCTATAATGTCTGGGCCGTAATCAGGATTTGCAGGGAAAAACTCTACCTTAGGAACTTCCCGGGATAGAGCAGACACAATGATGTCACCTTTGGAAGCGTACACATTCGTGTCGTAAATGGTGTTGTTGTTTTGCTGAGATGCTGGTCCAAATCCTGATGCTTGTCCCGGCAGAATCCATCCACCTTGCTTACCTCTCAGCAAGTGCTGATAGCCACGGTCGAAATGAAGAGCTTCCCACGTCTGCTCTACTTCAAACCTACGAGCTGCTACATCTGTTTTTGTAGCAAGCAAATCTAGCTGCATCAGTGCAGCTTGTGCAGTCTCAGAAAGTTTGGCGAAAGGTTCACTGCTGAACTCTATAGGAGCGTACACACCCAAAGGAGAATCTTCAGGTTTTTCTGGCTGCTCGTATGGCAGGGCTGGCGAGGCAGGTGCTGTTGCTGTGTAGTTGTTCGCCGTCTTATTCGGTGTGTCTGCCATTTTTAATTTCCTCTTCCTGAAAATTCTAGTGCTTCATCTTGGAGAAGCCTTTAGCTGATCTTCGCATTTCTGCTAGATGCGAGCTGTCTCCTGAATGCGGCTCTTTTTTTGAAGCGGGAATCTTTTCGTCCTGCGGAATACCAAGAGCCTCATGCAAACCGCCCGGGTGGTTTATTGTAAAGGAACCTTTTTCTCCAAGGTCAACCTTTTTGTGTTTCTTGTGCGCCAAGCCAATCATACTACCCCCAAACAAACCCGCAGACACATCGCAGGATTTCTGACAAATTACGTTTGCGAAGTTCTGCCCCACATTGAGGACATTTCCTTCGCCACATATTTATGCTCCGTTGCTATGACACGATCCTGCTGAGACTGTAACGCTCAAACCCGAGTGATCCAAGATAACAGTGAGTATTGCAGACTGCCCTGAACCACTGATGGCTTTTACTTGACCGTTAGCCGCAACTCTGTCTGCGGCGGTGAACAAGAAGCCGTTCATACCCATACCCGTGCCTGTATTCAATGCGTTCGTGAGGTCGTTGGCATGAGCAGTGAATTGATATACTCCATACTGCTCTTGAATGAGTATGGCTGCTGTGCTAGGTGCACTCCCTGTGATAGAAACGACGGCTCCCATGATGGAGACCTGATCTCCAACATTTATCACTTTTCCTTCGTACGATGTTCCTGTAGCCATGGTTTCTCCCTACTTTTTCGCTGCGTACGTGAATTTCTTTTTTACTTCAGGTGAAGTTGTCTTCCCGTGCTTGTATTTAGGAAGATTAGATGGAGTGCTAGCTTCCCACTCCTTCAAACCCTTTTCTCCCCCGAATTTCTCTGGGTTGGCGTGCCCAAAAGCACGTTGCTTTGCACTTACAAAAGGCATATTTACACCAAATCGGGCATTTCAAACCCATCTTCCTCAGATTTCGCACCCTGTTGGTCTGGGTGATCTTCTTTTTTCACATCACGCGCCTGATCTTCTCCACCTGCCTCAAGTGCCAGCTTTGCAGCGGAGTCATGGGCCTCTTTTGCACTTCCGTGCTCTGTCTCGTGCGTATTTCCATCTTCATGGGTGTAGCTGACCTTATGTTTGTTGCCCGCATGGTCATGGACGAAGTTGACATTCGTTACAGGGCTATGAGACTGCGCCACATCTGCATCACTGGAGCCTTTTTCTTGCGAAGTGGATTCCACGGCAGGCTGTGCGGTCGCATGGTAGTCATCGAAGCGTTTTCCCCGCCAAGCGGAGCCGAATTTACGCGATGGTTCAGTTTTTGATTCGTACATGTGCTCTCCTTATGCCAACTTGGGCATCGAGAAGCCATCGGCTTCGGGTGCTTCCATTTCGGGGTTCTCAGAACCTGCGGGTTGATCACTTCCAGCCCCTGCAAGCACTGCTGCCGCGTCATGCGCGTCTTTCGGAGATGCATGTTCGGATTCCTGTACATGTCCATCTTCGTGGGTGCTCATAACGTGATGTTTCTTTGCTTTG